CGGCGCCCGCGGCACCGCCCGCAAGCGAACCTCCTGTTCCACCTCCGGCTGCAGCGCCGCCCGTGGCGCCGCCTGCACCCCCGGAGACGTACGCGCTCACGCTGCCGGCGAACGGCGTACTCGACCAATCCGACATCGGCGTCATCACGGCGATGGCGAAGGAGGGGGGTTGGAGTCTCGAGCAGGCCCAAGCCGCGCTGAACGATCTGCAGACGAGCCTCGCGGCTCAGACGGAGACGTTCCGCGCCGAGCTCGAACGACACCCGGAAATCGGCGGCGTCAACCGCGGGCCGGCAGAAGAGAACATGCTGCGGGCCCTCGATCGCTTCCTCCCGGCGAGTGAGCCGGAAGGGGCACGACTCCGCGCGGAACTCACCAAAACGGGCAAGCAGTACGACCCGTCGGTCGTGTTGCTCTTGTCCCGCATCGGCAAAGCCATGCGCGAGGACCGTCCCACGCTCGGGGTCGCGACGATACCGCCCGCCGTCGAACGCAAGTCCGACACGGCCGTGCTGTACCCGAACGACGTGCCGAAGGCCTAGCCGAGTCATCAGAGATGGAGACGACCGTATGAAGTTCACCAACGTGATCCTGACGGCCCTGTTCGCGCTATTCCTGCAGCTCACGGGTATCGCGGCGCACCTCGAGAGCGGGAACGGCGTCGCCACCGCGACGACGTTGTCCACGGGCACAATGACGCTCATCGACTACGCGAAGCTGCTCGACCCCAATGACCAGGTCGCTCGCATCATCGAGCTCCTGTCGCAGACGAACGAGATCCTCCTGGACATGCCGTTCATGGAAGGGAATCTCGTGACGGGGCACCGGACGACGGTGCGCACCGGCCTGCCCGATGTGTTCTGGCGCCTCCTGAACCAGGGCGTCGCGCCGAGCAAAGCGCACACGGCGCAGATTGACGAGCAGTGCGGGATGCTCGAGGCGTACGCGCAGGTCGACCGCGCGCTCGCGGACCTCGGCGGGAATCGCGCCGGCGTGCGGCTGTCGAACGCGCGGGCGTTCCTCGAGGCGATGAACCAGGAAATGGCGAGCACGCTGATCTACGGATCGGCCGCGGCGCCGGAAGAGTTCATCGGCCTGGCGGCCCGCTACTCAAGCACGACCGCCGGCAACGGCGACAACGTGATCCTCGCCGGCGGCACGGGGTCGACGGACAACACGTCGATCTACCTGATCGCGTGGGGCGAGGAGACGGTCTGCGGCATCTACCCGAAGGGCTCGAAGGCGGGGCTCTCCCATGAGGATCTCGGCGAGAAGCTGATCCAGAACGCGGGCGGCGTGACCGGCGCGCTCATGATGGCGCTCGTCGATCACTGGGAGTGGAAGTGCGGCCTCGCGCTCAAAGACTGGCGCTATGGCGTGCGGATCGCCAACATCGACGTCTCGAACCTCTCGAGCGCGTCGGACGCGGCCGACCTCCTGCACTTCATGGCCGACGCCGAAGAGCGCCTGCCGAACGAGCTCGGGACGCGGGCGTTCTACGCGAACCGCACCGTCATCCGGTTCCTGCGGCACCAGACGCGCGAGCAGGTGAGCGCCGGCGGCGGGATCACGTTCGAGAACATCGCGGGCAAGCGCGTGCGGATGTTCGGCGCCACGCCCGTGCGCGTGACCGACGCCTTGCTCAACACCGAGGACGTGGTCGCCTAGCGCGACTAGCTGGCCGCGCGCGGCGCTGGATCGCGCGCGGCACCTTTTCATCCGGAGCGTGACACATGATTCTCGACAAATATCTCCAACTGGCCGTGGCGCAGGCCTTCACGGAAGCCGACGAAGTCTCAGAGAACACCATCGATCTCGGGAACCCCACGATCAAGAACCGCGTCGGGTCCGGCGAGCGCCTGTCCCTCGCGTTCGTGATCACGACGGCGGCCGCGGGCGACAGCGCCTCGGCGACCGATACGACCGACCTCGTCGCGGTCGAGGACACGGCAGCGAACCTCGGCACGAAGACGGAGATCATCTCGCGGCGCGTGCCGGCCTCCGAGCTCGTGGCTGGCGCGATCTTCGAGGTACCGCTGCCGTCGAACAAGCCGACCAAGCGGTATCTCGGCGCGCAGGTCGTCCAGGGCGCCGGGGACACCGTGAGCGCGACGATCTATGTGATCCCGAGCGAGCACATGCCGTCGTTCCTCGCGTACGCGAAGGGGTACTCGGTCTAACCAAGTGAGCGGAGGCGCCACGACGGGCCTCCGCTCGCGCATCCATGCGGACCGTCATCATTCACGGGAAGCGGTGGACCGAGCACTATCGGTCCCCGCGCGAAGGGCGCGAGGAGTGCGAGCTCTGGGGCGTCACACGGGCGAATTGTCGGTTCTGGCAGGGGCGCCTCCGTGATTGGACGGCCTGGTGCGACGTGCACCCGCTCACGCAGACCGGGAGGTTTCCCGGGATTCCGCAGCGTCGGCCGGACGCGTGGGCGTGGTACCTCGCACAGGACGGCACGCGGCCGATCTATCTGCAGGCACCCGAGTCGCATCATCCCAAGGACCAGGCCGAGGCGCTGCGCCTGTTCAACCTCGTGCCTGGCGCCATGCGGTTCCCGATCCGCGACATTCAACGCGCGGCCCCAATCAACGGCGAGCCGAACCGCTGGTTCGTCGAAATGGCCGGGATGCTGATCGCGAAGGCAGTGCTACTCGATCGGTTCGAGAAGATCATCCTGAACGGCATCGGCTGCGTGTCGACCACGGAGTTCTACATCGCGCACAAGTCGATTCCGTACTGGATCGCCTTCGCGCGAGGCCACGGCGTTCCGGTCGAGATCGAGGGCCCGTCGGCCTTCCACACCCCGCGTGAAATCTACGCATACGAGAGGTTCAACTACGACGAGCTCGACCAGGCGCGCGCGGAACGGCGCACGAAGCCGCTCCGCGATGACCTTCTCGCCCTCGACGACGTGAACCGGCGCGAGCAGGCCCGCGGGCGGCCGCGCCGGTACAACATCCCCGCGGTGGCCGAGTGGTAACGGAGGCGTTCGCCGCACTCGTCGCCGACCGTCCGGTCGTGGTCGTCGGCGCCGCGCCGATCGAGGCGCTCGTGCGCCGCACGACCGTCGACGAGGCGATCGTGGTCGTCAACGGCGGGATCGCGAGCCTCGAGCCGGACATCGAGGTCGACGTCTGGGTGCTGAACGCGCGCTCGGCGCGTGACGCGACGATCGCTGGCGAGAAGAAGCATCTCCACCGTCTCATGCTCGAGCAGGGCGCCGGACGGCGCGTGCGGCTCCTCGTGTTGCTCACGAAGGACGACCACGCGGCCGCGCACACGCGACAGGCCCTCACGCAGCAGGGCACGACGTGGGGCGCCGTCGACGAGGTCAACCAGGACAGCCGGCGCGCGATCGAGGCGGGCGCCGGCGCCCGGACGCCGGACCTGACGAAACACGCGCTGTCCGCCGGGATGTTCGCGGCGGCGGCGTGCTTCTGGGCCGGCGCGGAGACGGTGCGCCTCGAGGGGTTCTCGTGGCGCGGCGGGTATCAGTATCTGCCCGGCACCGCGATCAGCCGTGGCCACGAGCACGGCGACAAGCGGGCCCTCGCGCTCCTCGGCGACCGTTACGGCGCGCGCCTCGTGCACGCGCTCCACCTTCCACCGCTCACACAGGAGAGTCTCGCCATGGCGACACGTCCCTCGACGCACCCAGCGATCCCCGCGCCGGAAACGCCGGCGCAACCCCAGCGGCCGCGGAAAGTGCGCGCGCTGAAACTTCTCCAGTACGGCCTCCGCCGGCGCCGGCCGGGCGACGTGTTCCTGATCGCGCCTGGTCACTTTCGCACGCGGCAGATGGAGTACGTGAGCGACGCGACGCCGGAGCGCACCACGACACCGGCGGAAGCCGGGCGCCTGGCCGAGGCGCAGGTGCTCGCGACCAAGACGCCGCAGCTCCAGCCGAACGCCGCGGACCTCGTCGACGACACGCCGGACCTCGCGCGGCCGGGCAACCTCGACGTGATCTAAGTGGACGTCCACGTCCACGCGCATCTTCACGACGACGACCTGCCGGCGATGGTGCAGCAGGTCCTACAACAGCAGGGAGTACTTATGACCGCACTCGAGAGACTGACCGAGGAAGTAGAACAGAGCCGAACTGTCGCCGAATCGGCGAAGGCGTTGATCGTGGGGCTCGCGGAGCAGCTCCGCCAGGCGTCCACCGATCCCGCGGCGATCAATACCCTCGCCGATCGGCTGGACGCGCAGCAGGCGCTGCTCGCCGCGGCGATCGAGGCGAACCAGGTCCCGGTGTCTCAGCCGCCGGCGCCGCCGGTTGACCCGAACCCGCAGGTCTAGAGAGGACACGATGACCACCACACGAGCGCGTCTCCGTCTCCTCGCGTGCGGTGGGGCGCTCGTGTGCGTCCCGCTCGTCGTGTCCGCGCAGCACCTCGCCGAGCATTTCCGCGACAAGGATCTCTACCCGCACGTCGCGTACGGCGTGCAGGACAACCCGCGCGTCTGGACGAAAGCCGCCGGGGACGAAATCGCGTGGCAG